TGCCTGAAGAATCAATTGTCATCGCCTCAACGCCACTATCAACTCCATTCCATACTCTGAATCTTAGCTCTCCCTTATCATCGCTTCCATCCCTGTAGCTCGCTATTTGAGCTATTCTCTTATCGGCTGTTGAGGATTGTTGATTATTAAATGTCAGAGCACTAACTATTGTATCTGAAGTTTGACTCCCTAATAATTCAACTCCGCCTTGTTCTGATGCACTCGTAGAACCAACAGTCAAAACCTTATCTAAGAATACTGAAAGATTAGGGCTCGTCGTCCCGATGCCGAGCCCTGTAAACGCCGACCAATCTCTCATGGGTGTGTTAACTGTAGCCATGTCTTACTCCAATACTATTGAAAATGGTGGCATATTTGCGGTTGCGCCTTGGGTCAGTGTCAAGGTAATGATGTCGTTGGCGGCCAGGCTGGTGATGCTCAAGGCCCCAAGATCTTCAAAATCGTTTGTAGGCGGCTGGGTGGCTGTGTTGTAGGTCTTGGTGACAATGGTGGACCCGGCGCCGTTCTTGACGGTCAGAACCACGGTATTGCTGTCGTCGATGCCTGCAGGGGTGCCCTTGGTCAGTATTCCGATTTTACTGAATGACTGGCCGTAGGTAGACCCAAAGACCGGGCGATCGGTGATGTCACTGCCTGCGGCCAGGTTCTCTATATTGATCATGATGGGGCCTCCATTGAACAGGATGGGCCGGGTATCGCTGTTGACTTGCCGAAAACCCATACTGATGCGCCACAGGTCGGTCCTGCCATCCAGGGCGAACTCGGGGTCTTTTTCGTAGATTACGGTGTAGTACGTCGCGTCATATGGGCAGTACCACAGAAATTCTGTGCCCTTGTATTGCTTCCAGTGGTCTTTGATATCGTCCTTGTCGGCGGTACTGACCCCTCGAATACTGTGGGCCCAGATGTCCGGGGTAAATGTGAACTGGTCGTCGATCAAGGGGTAGCCACTGGCGTACTCGGCGCGGGCCACGGCCGAGGCCGGCACGGGCTCGGTATAGCCTTCGACACTGGGCGACTGGGTGGGTGTGGGAAACGCTGCCATTACAGTGCCCTCCTGGCCTGACGTTTGATTTCGCGGGCGAGTTGGCCGCCCTGCTGGCTATCGTTCAAGGTCACGGCCAAAATGCGCCGGTCGGCGTCTGCATACTGCTCGGTGGTGACAGGCCCGCGACCGTCGCCTACGTGATAGACCTGGACCTGAATGTCGTTGCTTCGATTGATTGGGCCACCTTTGGGTATGACACGCTCGCCACGCTGCAGGATCGCAGGGACCTCGTCGGAGCCCATGTGATAGCGAGGGGCCGAGTTGAATGTCGATGCGGGCACTTGTCTGGTCGCAATGGACGCAGAGCCGGCCAGGCCGCCCCGGTGGTGGACGCCACCTGTCACCGTGTTGACTCCTCCAACTGAATAGGCCCCTGTTGCCGCGGTTGTCGTGGCGGCCGCAGTTTTACTGGGGAACAATCCGCCAAGGGCGCCACTGATGCCGGCACTCATACCGGCGGCCAGGCTATCGGCCACTGGGTTGACAAACGCCGTCTGGACGGCCTTCCAGTAGACCTCCTCCAATATGCCCTTGACCGTATCGCCCCAGTTCTTCCAGTCCTGTGCCATATCCATCAGGCCTTGCCGCATGATGTCCCGGGTGCTCATGGCGATCTCAAAGGTCTGTTCGGAAAAGTTGAGTTTGTCCCGCTCCATCTGCAAGGCGGCCGCCTTGAAGCCGTCGGCGACGCGGTTGCTGGACCGGTACCTCTCAATATCCAGCTTCTGGATCTGTTCGTCGTACCAGGCCTTGATGGCCAATTTGTCTATGTGGTTCTTCCGAAAGTCCTCGCGGTCTTGGTCCAAGAGGGCTTTTTGTGCCTGGTAGGCCTGGACACTCATCTTCTCCATCTGGGCGTACATGCGACCCCGGGCAGCGACAACGTCAATGGCCGAGGCGTTGGCAGCTTCAGTGACTGCTGATGCCCCGTCTGTGCCGACAGGCAGGCCTACCCCAGCCCGCAGTTCATTGACCTTTTTTACGATACTGTCGAGACTATCGTCTGAGGTAAGCGAATCGAGTTTGATAGGTTTGAACAGTTGGGTTAGTTTTGGAGCTTTCTGTTCAAGCCACACGCCAAAACTCTCAAAGTCATCTTTAGCCTGGCCAATATTCAGTTCCAACAGTTCAGAAAAGGCTTGCCTAGTCGCTGGGGTCAGGTCTTTGATTTGCCCCATGGCCGTCTTTAATTTGGACGTGACCATGCTGATATTGGAATCCAGTTTGACACTTGTCCGGGTCATGGCGTCCATGGCCGCCTTGTCCAGGATTGCCTGGGTCTCGTCGGTCCACATGGCATATCCCTTATTGAACATGCCCCACCAGGTCTTGATATATGCCCAGGTGCCTGCCGATTGCTTGGCAAATGTCTGTAATCCTGCGCCCAGTTTTTGGATCGCGGTATTCCAATTGGCGACGACCCATTGATAGGCGCTGCCAAATATGGCGGTGATCTTGTCCCAGGCGTCCTTAACACTCTCGCCGAACTCTTGCAGCTTGTCACGCATACCGCCAAAGTTCTGCGCCCAGGCGGTGCGCAAACTGTAGAGGCCGGCCCCGATCCCGGCAATTGCACCCAGCACCAGTGTGGCAGGAGACAGCGTTTTGGACCACATGGCCAACATGGCATTTCCTGTACTGATGGCCAGCGCCTTTATGGGTTTGAGGATGTAAAGCCCTGCGACGGAAAGCCCTATGTTCTTGACCACCGTGAGTGTCGTCTCTAGATTCTCAATGATCACGGACATGTCCATGGAGGCGAGCTTGGTGGCAAAGGTGACAATCGTCGGCAGCAACTTGGCACCCAATACTTCCTGGATGTCACCGAAGGCGTTTTTGAGTTGTATCAGTCGGCCCTCAGTCGTCATTGCCTGCGCTTTGGCAAGGTCGAATGAGGCTGCACCGATTCTCAACAGTTCGTTGAACTTCTCCTGATCGGAAAGCGTGTCACTTAGTGTGATGCCGTAGCGCGTCAACATTGTGGTCTGGCCCTGTGACGCCCGGCCGACCAGCATCATAGAGGTCTTCAGATCCAGATTGTACTTGGCCGCCAGGCCGATCGCCGCGGTGGAGGCCTCCTTGAGTTTGTCTGTCACTATCCCGAGGTTCTTGCCGTAGGCCATCTGGGCGGCGATATCCTCGTCGCCGAATATGGTCTGCTTCTGCATGGAGGCGGCGTAGGCCATGAAGTCCTTCATATTGTCCCGCGTGGCGTGGCCTGTGGTGGCCAGGGACGCCGCCAGGGACATCTGGGCCTTTTCCTGGGTCATGGCGGCGGCGGTGACGCTCTTAAACGCCCGCTGCATGGCGTAGATGCCGACCACACTCTTGGCGTAGTTCATCATTTGCCGCTGCTGGCGGGCCATATCGGCGGTCAGGCTGCGCACATAGCTTCTGCTGGACTTGATCTTTCGATCGAACTGCTTGGTCTCGGCCCGCAGGCTGGCCACGATATTGCTGATTACAGCCATAGTTTCAGCTCATGAATCCGTGCATGGTCTGTTTGATCTGTTCTTGACTCATGCGCTCGGGTGTCTGGTTATTGGGTTGCTTTTGAAGTTTGGCGATCACGTTGGCCGCCCTTTCTATTTCGATCATTTGACGCCCGTCGAGTTGTTCCAGTATCAGATCGGGGTGGGCTACGCCTCGGTCCCAGGCGAACTGCCACCAGAACTGTCGGACGGGGTCGTCTCTAAGTTTTTTTCCAGTTCCTCAGACGCCCGGTCATTGACGCCGTGCAGCTCGGTGGCCGCGTCGAACAGGCTCTTAACATCCTCCATGGCCAGGGTCTCGGCGGCCAGGTCGGTCAGTTCGGTCAAATCGAACATGGGCACGAACGTTTCGGGGTCCATGATAGACAACGACAAAAACTCCAACTGGAACGACAGGTCCAGACCGGCCAGTTGTTCGTCGTCTGTGGTGACAGACTCCATGGTCATGGCCTTTTTTAGCAGTGCCGACAGTTTCATGGCCGGCATGACGCCCAGCAATACGGACCCGCCGAGACTTTCTACAGGGTGCTCGATGGTCTTGGGTTTGGCCTTTTTGATCTGATCTTTGGTTAATGGCATTTGTGGTCCTTTCCTGATTGTGTTGAAAGTCCTGAGTGCAGAGGCCTGAGTCGTTTGGACTGCCGGGCTCGTTAATAGCTACTTGGTTTTCTTGGCGGTCTTAACCGGTTTTTCGGATGTCACGGGCTTGACGACCTTGACGAACTGGCCGCGGGCCAGGTACCGGGCGTGGAAAAGCGAGATGTCCTTGCCCACGATTTTGGTATCCCCGATAATGCCCACCTGGCTGGCCGGCTCGGTCACTGTCGTGACATACTCGATACTGTCACCTTTCTGGATGGTCATGGCGGTCCTTTCTAAACTTGGTCTGTGTAGACCATAGTCTGGCGGCGGAATGTGATATCGACCTCGACAGGGTCGTCTGGGCCGCCGAATCTTGGGCTACTGAGGTTTGAGATGATGGCAGAGCACGATTCACTGCTCGGTGTCGCCCCGGCATAGGTGGCCAACAGGGTGGCCTTGGTGCCGGCGTCAAAGTCTGTGACCAGGCTATTGTACACGCCACTGGCCGACGGGTCGTAGATACAGGTCACCGTGCACTCGCCGGCCGACCTCGAGCCGGCCAGGATCTCGGTCTCGTTGTTGGTCGAATCGCAGGTCAATACCTCGATCACGTTGCGGGTCTTGGATCCGTTGCAACTGACGATCTCGCCGATCACTGAGGCGGTCTTGATATTGTCGGCCGGCGTTAGGAGGGTGCCGTCGATGGTCAAGGTGGTGGTGTCGTTGTCGATGATCTTGTGCCAGGTATAGGTCGTCTCTGCGCCGCCGACGTAGCTCTTGCAGTACTGGCCGATCAGCTCGTCAATGGTCCAGGTGCCGGCCGTGCGGGTAAAGACGGTCGCACTGGTGCGCGTACCTGGGATGGCGGCTGTCAGGGCCTGGTTGAATTGCAGGGTGCTGCCGGCGGCTTTGATCGCGTTGGTGCTCATGGCTGAATTACTCCTGTGGCCTTATTGGCTCAGTTCTGGTTTATGCCGCTTCGTCGGTATAGACGATGGTCTGGCGACGGAATGTGATATCGACCTCGATAGGATCGTCCGGGCCGCCGAATCTCGGGCTACTGAGATTCGAGATAATGGCAGAGCACGACTCGGTGCTGGGCCCGACGTAGGTCACCAGCAAGGTGCCCTTGGTGCCGGCGTCGTAGTCTGTGACCAGGTCGTTGTACACGCCGGCCGCGGACGGGTCGTAGATGCAGGTCACCGTGCACTCACCTGCCGACCTGGAGCCTGCCAGGATCTCGGTTTCGTTGTTGGTCGAGTCGCAGGTCAGGACCTCGACGATGTTGCGGGTCTTGGAGCCGTTGCAACTGATGATCTCGCCGATCGTATTGCCGTTAAAGGCCAGTGTGGTGCCCGCTCCTTTGATTGCGTTGGTAGACATTTTCGATACTCCTTTTTGGTCTATGCGGCTGTGTGGATCATCACGTCCACGGCTTTGCCATATTGGGTGGTTTCGTCCGACTCTCTATCGATGGCCGGCACGTCGTATTTGTTGAGTACATGGGCGATCTGGATCGTGACCGAGGCGGCGGTCCCGACGTAGCCACTGAACAGGTCCTTGACGGCCTCGGCGATCTCGCGGGCCTCGGGGATAGTCTCTGCCCAGGAGGTGATCTGGTAGCGTGACGCCTCCTGGCCGGTGGGACCGTCGCAGGAATAGTCCGGAATACCGGTGATCTCTGTGTAGACGATGGCCGGCAGGGCCACGCCCTGGTCCAGTGCGATCGGGTAGATTCGCGTGGCGACCAGGCCGGCCACGGTCGCGTCGTTTGCCAATAAATAATAGATTGCGTTTTCTACACTCATTTCATGGCCTGTTCAATGCCCTGGCCCAGCAACTTGCCAAAGGTCCTGATGACTTGCTGTTTGGTTTCGTCGGCGGCCTTTCGCATGTAACTCCTGGCGGCCGATTCCTTGTTGGCCCCGTGACCGTGTTCGATCAGGGCCGGGATGAAGTATCGCTGACCGGTTTTGGTGGTATGGAAGAATTCCGGCGGCGTGCCTTCTGATTGGCCCTTGAGGCGGACCAGCATGGTATAGCTGCCGCGCTTCTGTTTCTTCTTGGCACGCAGGACGATCGCCTTGGAGATCAGGGCCCTCATCTTGCCGGTACTATAGGGACCAGACGGCAGGGCCAGCACGGCGGCGCGGGCTGCCTGGTGCAGGATCTTCTGGGCGCCGCGGGCTGCCTGGCGCACCAGCTTCTTGGCGACCTTGGTCTCGAGCCCGGCGAGTTTGCGCTCGAACTCTTTTGCCCCGTCGATTTTCATGGAGTACTGGATCATGAGGATTCGGTGGCTATGATTTCCTGAAAGACGTTTCGCATTCTTTTGTTTTCGATACTGTTGATATCGAGGTTGGTCCCGTCTGCGAGCTGCAGTCTGTGGGCCGTGGTCAGGGCGCTGTAGTATTCGATCGTGACCTTGTAGCGAGTCTTGGCCTGGACCTGGCCGGCGACCAGGTGCTCGCCGCCGCTGATCGGATCCACCCCCGCCCAGACGGTCGCCAGCGTAGACCACGACCTCGAGGTCACGGCACCGGAGGCGTCCCGCGAGGGTGTCACACTCTGTATGGCGACTCTCTGGTCTCTGAATCCGGCTTTCATTGGGTCGCTGTCGCTCCCGGTTTTAAGTGTTAAGTTTTCAGTTTTCAGTTATTGGCGGCCGCTTCGCGGCGACGTTTATACTGGCACGATTCGGTCGGTGCCTAAAAGGTCTTTCACGCCGTGTGGAACTTCATGCAATTGCACGGCGGCGGTGGCCTCGCGGTTTATGTTCAAGTTGGCGACCAGCATTGCGATGGCCGATTTTATGTTCTCCGGTACGTCGTCGGCTGCGCCGTAGCCCACCCGGTAGATCACCTCGATCGTGTGGTGCTGGGCTCTGACCGACGGCCAGGACTGGTTGTACTTGAGATAGATTTGGCCAGGATATGTGGTCGTGTCCACGCCGTAGACGTCGGTGGAAAGTGTCTGCTGGACGCCGGAGGTATCGTAGTACTTGACGCTCGTGACATCGATCACGCGGGCCATTGGCAAGGGCATGAAGTTGGCGAAACTGTCGCAGTTGGCCGTGATGGTCTGGGTGACGAATCCCTCGTTGCGGTACTTCTCTGCCCACTGGCGGGCCGCCTTGATCATCTGGGCGATGACGGTATCGTTGGCGGCGGTCGAGACGTGCGCCCAGTCCTTGGCCTCGGCCGTGGTGATGGGCTCCTCTGCGGGGGCTGTGGTGACTTTCCAGTCGAAATCCATTATCTGGATACCTCAATTTCCTTGATGACCGGCTCATTGGGCTCGACGGTCTTACTGGGGGTTATGGGCGCGGTCTTGATGTCTTTTAACGATATAACCTGCTTCACAACCACAGCGTTAAAATGCCGGTCAGGTGTTTTTGCCTGCGTGTGTGCCATGATTATTTCTCGTTCGGGTCAACAGATTTGGTCGGGTCCAGTGTTTGAGATACGTTGGTGTACCAAACATCGTCGTTGGGGTCGTTCGGATCGTTTGTGTTCAACGTCATGACGACTGGACTGTTCGGATCGTTAGGGTCCTCATGGATCGCGTACAGTTCAATTTGCGCATCCATATTTGCCTGATGGGTCGGATTGCCTGTCTTTGTAATTCGCATCCCCGCACCCGGACTTGACCAGTAGTAAACCCTTAATTCGGCCATGGCGGCTCC